CCTTTCTTAAACTTCTTCATCTTACCACCCATCATATACTTAGGCATCTTCATACCACCCATAGCTTTCTTCTCACCTACACCTCTACCTTTAAGTACGTCTGCAAATGTTACTTTACCGTCTCCCGTGAGGTCAGGAAATTTACCACCCTTTTTGTACTCCTTCACTTTGCCACCCATCTCAAGAGAGTCTCTTTCTTTCATAAGGCTGTCTAGGTTCTTTGGGTAAGGCTTACCTTTTTTATATATGCTAGCTATCTGCTTAATTAGAGCAGACCTGCGTTTTGGGTTTTTACTCCCAGCCAAATACTTTTTATTTATCTTCATGACTTAGGGTGGTTTACAAGTTTAAACATAGCTTTCGGTACAGCTCCAGGATGAGGTTTGTAATCACCTTTCATAAGGTAGTATCTACCTTGTTCTTCCATCCAGTGATGACCAGACGGAGGGGGGACAGACACCTTCTTACTTGAGATGCTCAGTTTACCACCTTTCTTGTACTTTTTAGCTTTCATGCTTAGTTTAAGATTATTCGTTTATAAAAATCAGGATCTATATCCTTGATTGGGTTTATAAAGTTAACACGACAATGCCTATTGATTTCTTGCCTCTTTGTTTTGCTGTTTGTTACACAAACATTAGCCGCTTGGTAGCTAGCGTTTTTAGACAAAAGATTATCAATTTTCTTTTTCGTCGTTTTATTTGTTTTATATGACATGAATTAAATTGTTAATGAAATTGCGTCTGGTGTAGAATCTACATATGAAACGGTGTTTACAGCATCAGGCTGAACAAAAACAGAAGATGCCTGTGTAGAAAAAACAGTATTACGCTGTCCTGCAAAAGAAACAGTTATAGTTAAATCGTTTGATTTGTTTACAGATACCGACACTTTACCTTAATAAATTATTTTGGTTATTATATCTACCTCTTCTACGTGGCTTAATTGGTGTTAAAGCTCTTGGGGGAAAAGAAGTGTCATTCCCGTTATTTTCTACAGGCGTTCTAGGTCTCCCTCCATTGTAACCCCCACCATTATAACCCCCACCATTATAGCCTCCGCCACCAGGAGGTCTAGGCTTTCTAACTTTTCTAGAAATATCGTCTATAACAGAGAATGCACCAAATAATATTGTTCTATGCGTATCCAACCCAGTAGAAGAAGGTAGTATGTATTGTATATCATACTCATATCTTCCTGGAGGAACCTGACCCATAACTTCTGGTGAAGCCTCGATAGTTACATTACCAGAATCATCAACAGTAGGGTCTTCAAAAAACGGACCAATATCACCTAAATCTGGTTTACCTAAACTGCCTGTTTTAGTTGGCTTTACTATTTCAAATCCAACAGCATTTTTTGTAGTGAGTATAATATCAGTATCTCTAGTACTGTTTGTGGGTTTTACCTGCATAATAAACTCATACTTATCTGTACTTAAAGTAAGTGCTGTACCGCTTGAATCTTTTAAATTTATAGTCATAGAAAAAGTATCTCCTCTCTTGCAGGCTATGTCTAAAACTTGTGATGTATCTAAATTAATCGTTGCCATTTTGTTTTTTTATGAGGGGAATACTAAATCTATTGCTGTTTCGTTTTTCTTTTTTTCTTTCATAACAGGAGCTTCAGTTTGCCTTTGCTCTAAAAGCTCACCTTGTTTTTCAGCTTGTTGCTCTATTCTTCTATCCTTACCCTCTTCTTTTAAAACCTCTAGCTTCTCTCTAAAGTTTTGATCATCTTCTTTAAATCCAAGACTAGCCTGAGCTTTTATTGTCTCTATCTCTTTGTTAAACTCATGCTTCATCTGAGCTAACTGCATTTCTAGTTGAGCTTTTAACTGCATTTTCTGTGCATCTACTTGAGCCTCCATTTGAACTTCTTGCATCCTCTGCTGAGCAGCTTGTTGAGAAGCTTCTGCAGCTTGTTGTGCCTGCATTTGTGAATTCTGCATAGCAGATTGTTGAGCAGCTTGCATTCTCTTTTTTCTACGAACAATAAGCAGTCTTTCTGCTTGATTTACATCTTTTAAGTTTCTTATAGCAATAGCGTCTTCTAAGTCTATTTCTTTTTGCTGTAACGATATTTGAATATTTTGTTCTAGGTAAGCTTTATCCTTATCCTCCATATCTTTAGAAACAATAACGCCAAAGTTGTACATAGGTAAGTCTTTAAAAGACTGCAATGCTTTCATGTTTGTACTACCTATAGCATTCATATATGCTGTATGTAAAATAGATTCCTCTGGTATTATCTGCAGGCACTTAACAACATCTTGACATACTTTTTTATAAAGTATCATAGAAGCGTTTGTAATATCATATATAGCATTATTACCTGCAGCTATAGCTTGTTGCTGTACCCCCACTAAAGCATCTCCTTTTGGTGTCGAAGCATCCATAGCCTCATTTATACCTGTAACATCACGTATCATTCTTAGATAGTGATTATACAACGCTATCAACTCGTTGATATTACGAATACTATTTCCTATCTCTCTAACAGGAGGGTTTTGAAAACCTCCCTCTGGGTTCTTACTCCTGTAGTAGAAAACACCTGTTTGCTCGTAAATATCATGAAGGTCTAACGGTTGTAACTCTCCACCTTTACCAAGCTGTACATTTTCTAAACCTTCGATATCTATAATTAAACCGTCTGGTTTTGCTTTTGCTATCGCTTGCTGCAACTTGAGATGAGTTAATTGAAGCATATCCGCAAAGCCAATACAGCTATCCACCATAGACTTAGGGACCATGTTCATTATGTTTGTCGATACAGCAGAATAAGACATCTGTGCTTTTGACAAATCGTGCATGTTCTTAGGTACATTGGTTGCTTTACCATACCCGTAAAGAATATTAGCCCCCATAACGTAACTACCTTTATATACACAGTTTATCTCCATGCACATAGCTTTACGTTCAAAAACGCTAGACTTTGGTTGTTTGTAATCCATACCCTTGAAGTAGAAACCAGTATTTCCAAACTGATTTTCTTTTTCTTCAAAGTGCATAGTGTCAACAGAAATAAACTCAAAGTCTAAAACATCAACCATATACTCGTCATACCCGTATGTTGTTTTATTAAGGCCTTGATCATAAGTTCTTTGGTTAAATAAAGAAGAATCATTACCACTTCTGCCTTGAACGCTTTTAGCAATCTTCTTAAAATCTTCTTCTTCTAACTCACCTACAGACAAACGTTTTAACTCCTGGATGGTTATGGTTTTTATATGACCTGCATATATTAAGTCATTTAATCCTGGGTCTTCACTATAGCTGTGGATAAATCTACCTGGGTCTACATAACTTAGTTTAATACCCTCGTTAGGGTCGTTAGAACGTTTTACAACGCAAGTTCCTAACACAGCTAAATCTTTTACAGCTCTTCTGAATACATTATCACTAAACTGATTCCAACCAAGCGTAGCTTCTGTTCCTAGTTGAGCCGCTATTTCTGCATCTGTTTTAATGTTTGTCTCCAGCATGATTTCAGCCTCCTCTGGAGTATCTGGAATAGACTCTGGCTCCATATCTAAAACAACCCCTGTCTTTTCTTTTAAATCTAAAAGCTCTTTCTTAGCATCAACTTGAAGTCTAATTTTCTTCTTTTTTTCATTCTTTTCAGATGAAGATAGAGGGTCTATAGCTTCTAGGTTTGGGTATAGATTTCTAGATAGTATTTTATTTACTACAATCTTCACAAACTTCGGTAGAATAGGAACAGGAGTAAAATCCATATTCAATAAACTACCATCACCATTGTTAGGGTCAAAAGAGTTTAATAACTGCTTATAGATATTGGTATTCTGCGTTCCATTAGCATACTCTCTATTTTTTTCGAATATTTTGTTTCTCTTACCTTGAAGAGAATATGACTCCTGAACTTTACCCCACTGCTTTTCTATAGCTTTAGCATACTTCAACCCATATGCTTTTGTACTTTTAGTTTGCTCGTCTGCAAGAGGGTCTGGGAACCCTCCCTTTTTTCCATTTACGCTGTCATTGTACATCATTGGGGTGTAATATTCTATTATGCAAATATATAAATTATCCTACTACCTTATATCGCCTAAAAAATTTCTTAGCTGCAAAGTCAGTTTTTACTATTTCTTGAGGTTTTTGAGCGGCTAAAAGAGCCAATCCAGAACTTATAGTAAGGTCAAATTTTGTTCTCTTATCTATTTTAAATCCTATCCAATCCTCTAGTGTATTATTAAAGTACATCTTACCCATCTCTCCTGAGTCGTAGTTAACGCCAACATGATCATGAATGAACGCTTCTATAGCTTGGGCATGTGCGTGTATAACGTCTTGAGAGTTTGAGGGTATTCCTTTTGTTTTTACAGCAACTCTTGCAGAGCTAGAGTTTAAATGTTTCGGTCTATCTAAAAGATAACCATCGTAACCACGAGTTTCAAAATATCTAGCTATACCGTATTTATTGTTCTCTATTAATATAGGGTATCCGTAGAAGAAAGCAGCCATTAGGACATCCTCATAAAATATCTTAGCTAAGTCAGGCCTAGAAGCATACTCTACAACAAACATACTAGAAGGCCTATCTAAAGAAAACTTATTGAACAAATGTAAAGCACCTTTTGACCCTCTACCATCTACAGTAGCGTCAAGGTCATAACTATCGACACCACCACAACCGAAGTTGGGGAATGGTGCAACTCTTTTACCCCTATCCACTTTAACAATATTTCTAGTTTCTGTTGGGGGCATCCACGCTACCTTAAATCTACCATTTACGTCTGGACTAAATATTACTTCTTTATCCTTCTCCTTCCATATAAAATTACCCTTTACGACAGGGTTTGGGAATAGCTCATCATTATACTCTACTTGCTGATATATCTTACCTATGTTGAATATGCTGCCATCAATACTATCTCTAA